GGTTTGTCCTAATAACACGGACAGTACCAGTAGAAGTGACAGGAACCTCTCTTGCAACTGCAAGTGTCCAATCCCACGAACCACCGTGCTTAGGAATAAAACCAACTGCTATCGTTGCTAAAGATGCAACTGGTCCAGTCTGGACTTCAATCTTACAAGCTCCAGATGAAGATACCAGGATTTGCTTTAGCATAAAGTTTGTTCCTGTAACAGTATAATCGTGGTTATCTGGTGTATCTGATGCAAGAGCAGCCTGTGTATCATAGCTATGAATCTCATAACCACTTACAACAGAATTAACCTGATATACATATATAGGCGTTGTCTCTGTATTTGACAATGTACCTATTGTCCACAACCTACCTGTTGAGTCTACACGCAACTGAGTGTAGTCACCATCAGCAGGAGTTAATGTGGTCAAGGCATCATCACGAACTGCAAGAGCCAGGATACCAGAGTCTGTTGCTCCTGCTACTGAATCTACCTCTCCAATGTCCAGCGTGATTGAAGTGCCATCACCTATCTGGATAGAGTCTTGAGTGTGAACTATGTCACGAATATCAAGATTAACCGCATCAACTGTAATGCTATTGCCACCATCTCTAATGGTACAGTACAAAGCACCATCAGCGTCAACTTGGAGTCCAGCGTAATCATTATTATTATTTACCAATGTAGACAGAGTATCGTGCCTTACTGCCATAATGAATGTTCCTATATCATCAGTAAAATGACTAGTGTCTTCTGCCGACTCAGAAGCTGTTGTAATCGTACCGCTTGCTACTTCTACATACAACGCACCAAGAGCGTTCACTTGAAACGGAGCATAGTCTTTATCATTATTAACTATTGCAGACAATGTATCGTTTCTTACTGCAAGGACATAGTTACCTATATCTGCTGTAAAGTGAGAAGTATCATCTTCTTGATTAGACTCAGGTCTAACCCATAATGCACCATAAGCATTACAATACAGTTTAGACCAATCACCCTCAATAGGAGTAATTGTACTGAGTACATCATCTCTTTCAACTAATATAGTTGAAGCCGTAGCATTTGCAGGAGCTACTGCATCTTCTACATATTCAGTTCCACCTGGGTTACTGAGTACGAGTTTACCATTAGCATCTGTTAAGAGTGCTGTTGCATCTCCATCACCATAGGTGTCTGGAGTTGCTTGGTAACGACCAGCTACAGGTAATGCAACTGCTGTACCGCTGTAAGCACTATTAAGAGTTACGAGGTCCATCAGTAATCCTGTACCATCGCCCATAGCCACAGAATCAGTAGTATGTACTAACGCTCTTATATCAAGGTCTGTCGCACTTACGGTTACTGAACCGTCAACTGTAAGCGTACCAGTTGAATCGTTAGCAATCGTCACTCGTAATGCCGTTGCTTCTGTTCCTCCACCCACAACTGCCAGGGTAGAGTTATCAATGGTTATTGAACCTCCGTTATCGTCAACGCTCAGGACTCCTGTGGAGTCTGAAGCCATAGTAACTAATAAAGCACCTGCTTCAACGCCACCACCTAATGCAAAAGCACTAGTACCATCAGATGGAGTTACGAATACAGGGTTTGTGACAGAGTTTGCTAATCTGTCTTTTGATATTAATGTTGGAAAATGTCCATCAGCCATTTAACTCACCTCCTTATTTAAGTTATCTCACCATCTTCTACTGAATCTGCCTTCATAAACTCTAAGTCTGCTTCCATTCTCTTGATGTGTATTTGTTTATCTAACCGTTGTACCTTCTCCATGTGTTCAAGCCTCAACCTCGTCTCCTCAATCTCTGAGTCAAACTTTCTAAGCCCTTCTTTAGCTGCTCTGATTGTCAGTTGCAGTTCCTCCATTTGACGAGATTTCCAGAGGATAGCAACATCTGGTCTCATCTTCTGAACTAAATAGTTCTTACTTATTTGAAGGTCACTCATCAGTTACCCCACAACGCACATTCAAAGTCTAAGGTTTCGGTTGTAACAAAATGCTCTACCTTTACATCTACTACGCTGGCAGTTGGTAAGAGTAAGGATGTTCCCATTGTGAGGTTAAGACTATAGTCTGCTGAACTTCTAATGGTTCCTACTTTTACTGTGTCAACATAGATGGTGTATTTAGCATACCCCTGACCACTGACCCAGATACTGCCGATAATTCTATCAGTAGTGTCACTGAAAGTCATTATGGTCGTTTCTACGTTATCTGCAATGCCAGCAGTCTCTGTGTATTTCAGAGATTGGGTGGCACCTAGAGCCTTTTGTAAATTGACATCTAGAATACTATCTTGTCCGATTGGCATTAGTTGCTTCCTCTCGTGACTGTTATCTTTAATGAGTTTATTATGCCTGGTGCTGCACCTGCAACTCCAGCCTGGCATTGTATCTGCATCCAGGGTATAACGTGGTCTAGACTACTCTCTGCCAGTATCTTCTGATCTATATCCTCCGTGAACTCTATGTATTCCTGCTGTATCCTGTTCACTGTTGGGCTTACTGTGCGTATGGGCAAAAAGTATTCTCCTGTTCCTCCTTTGTCTGTCTTTGCCAATAGCCTTACTCTGAAGTCTTGAGAATCGTTTATGTCTATATCTATCCATATAAGCACATTCTCCAGTTTGGTACATTCAAACTCGTTACCAACATCTACCCAACCTGCTGTTAGGGCTTGATTCTCTGCTAATGTAATTACATCTAACATCTATCCTCCAAAGAACTGTGAGCTCTTCTTTAATGTCTGTAAAGCTTCGCTATCCTGACCCATTGACTTTTGGATCTCTGCAAATGCGTTTACTTCTGTTATTGTGTAGCTTCTGCCAGGCATAACGACTCTTATTACGTTCTCGCTGAACTCAATAGACTCTATCTTGTCAGGATTGATGAATACGTCATCATTTATCTTTATTAAAGCCACTTAGGTCTCCCTCAACCAATGTTAAACTGAGAAGAACTGTTTAGTCATATCAATACCTGCACGCTTAAGCTCTATGAGCAAAGCACCTGGATCTACAGTGACTTCAAATGTCTTTCCTTCTACTGTTACTGATAAAGCCTGACCGGTTTTACGTTTTCTGATCTCAACTACGCTGATCTTGTCCACATTTACTAGGACATCGTCTGATATTGGTATTAATTGCATTAGAAGTTCTCCTCTTTTATGATTTGACCTGGCTTAGAGTCTTTTTGTTGTTCTTCTTCTAGCATTGCACCGTGTGCCTGTACTAAAACAGTAAGTATTTGTGATGCTACTGTCTCTCCTTGCTCCTGAATTAGCTCTAATATTGATGTATATACCTCAATCCTGGCAAGATGGTCTTGTCCTGGCTCAGGAGGTGAAGGTAATTGATTATTTCCTGCTAGTGCCGCACTGACATTCTCCTTAGCAGCACGTATTTCAGCAACAGATACATAGCCTTGAGACTCTTCTGGTGTGATATTACGGAAAACATCTGGCTCAAAGATACGTTGACGTATTAAAATACGCTCAATTAGTGGCGTAATATTGATTGTTTTACCTTCTTCTGCTATTTTACGCCTTAAAACTGGGTCTTGGATAGCTCCTACTGCTGTTTGTAAAGCAGATTGCAGTCTACGAAGCTCTTGTTCAGGGTTATCAGGAAGCATAGAGACTACATCTAGTTCTATATCTACGTCTGCCTGTACATCTTCCTTTGTAGGATTCTTTGACCAGTTAATATCAAGTGTTCCCATGATACGTACAGCTTCAGTAAAGGGTAAAAACTGCTTGTTTAGCTGGACTAAGTACTTGATAGAGCCTATTAAGAACTCTGCCATTATGTCTTGGCGGTATTGAGCACGGACAGAGGACCCAGCAGCCCTTATTTTGGCACTAGTAGCAGATTCTTCACCGGATTGTAGGAAACCTTTTTGTAAGTCGGTTACTCCTGCTTTCTCATCTAAGTTCCGTTGGATCCTCTGGTCTATTAAGTAAAGCTCAGATGATGCTTGACCACCTGGGCTAGAGACTTGCATACGATTGTTGACTGCTGTGTCATCGTCAAATAGAATAATTGTGTTTTCACCTAGACGTATCTTCTCAATGTCGTCTTCATCAGCACCTGCTTTGTTGATTCCTACCCAGGTCTTAGTGTTCTCTTCTGCGTTGCGTATCTGGAGGTTAGTTATGACGTTCTTCTGATCTGCAATACTGGAGTAAGTGTCAATATCTGCCATGCCTAGTGTCTTCTCAGGCACAGGATTAAACATAAGTATCTTTGAAGGGAATCCTTCAGCCTGAATTGACCATGGGTCTATGCGTAAAGGCTCTTCTTGTTCATCAGTCATCAGCAGTATCCAGCCCTTGCTTCCTTCACGAGCTTGCTTACGGGTTGGACGCATAAAGATCTCATCAACTGTGATGAACTTGGAAGCTTGGGATTTCTTGAACTCATCGTCTGCGAAGTCTAGTAAGGACTTCTGGATAATCTCTACTGAGTCTTTTCCTTGTGATCCTTTGCCTTGAAGTTTCTTCTCAATGTTTGTCTGTGTTCCTACCTTGGTACCAAAGCCGTGAAAGCCTTTTAGCTTCTTTGTGATCTTTAGAGTATCATCTTCTAGTATGTCCTCTAGGCGGAAATCTTCTGACCGGCCTACCCAGCGTCCTTCTTCTAAGTATTCAAAGGAGACGGAAGGGTCCTTGAGAAAACGTAGGGGAGACGTTCTCTTAACAAAGACCCTGTCCTTTTTGGAGTATATGGAGGACTCCTGGGTCATGCCGAAGTTACCTTTATAGCCATGCCATAGCACAGCATGTGGAAATAGAAGTGAGTCTAGTAAGGCGCGTCTTGTTTCCTTCTTATAATCTATTTCTACGAGCTGATAGTTTACTATGCTCTCTTGTGTTTTAGCTGATTCTGATGAGTCTTTTACTACGCTTACTCGCTTAAGAGTCTTAGGATCTCTCTCTGAGGCGATGTATGTTTTAGTACGTGGGCGTAAGAAGGCTCGTGGATTACGGAAGAACACGGCTGGAAGATGGTTCTGAATGACTGGGTAGATCTCATTTAGAACAATATCCCAATCCCCGCCATACTCAGGAATAAAACGACCTGTATAGCGCTCAATGCCTTCGATTAAGCGTGGCTTGATCTCTTCCTTATTGTACTTCTTAGCCATTGCTATTTCGTTCTTTAGTGCTTTGATCTGTTCTTTAGTTGGTTCGTTTTTCTTATCAGCCATAGTTATCTCCAAGCCTCCTTAGCAGGAAGTTCTCTTATGCTTTGGGTTCTTCTACCAAATGCAAATCTTTTAACAGGTGTCTTTTTGCGAAGCTGTTTATATAGCCAGTCAAAGTGTGGGTCTTCAATGACAGTCTTGGCCTTCTTTATCTTGGGCTCGTAGTTTAGACAGCGTACTGCGATCTGTTCTGCATCAGGTAGGTCGTCATGCTTGCCTGATGGGATACGAAGGAGCTGGTTCTCTAGGTCACCCATACCTTTGAGGTGATATACTGTGTGCATCTTGTAGCGCGGCTGAAGGGCTGTTACGATACGGGCTATCTTGTCATTTACCCATGATATGTCTTTGAGGGATAGCCAGTGGTTTCTACGACGCATAGCACCTTTAAGGAACCACTTCATAACTTTCTCTAGCTTGGCTTTCTCAAAGCCGATTGGTACTGACTTGCCGGTTAGTGCTCTGAGCCTAGCTTCCATTGCGAATAGGATCTCCTCGTACTGGTCAGGGCGAACTCCGCGGTCACAGAAGTATGTGTCTATTAGGAGGTCAGAGTCAGGAGTTAGGAACACGGGCATAACCACGGTGAAGTCTGCAGATTTCTTTTCTTCCCATGCTAAGTCATTGCCTATTGCTGCACGACAGTTTGACAGCAATCCTCTGGTTACGACTTTGCCCTCTGAATTATATAGAACATAATGCCCGTCTTCCAAAGCCCAGCGCCTGAAGTCTTCTTTCATAAACTTTTGCATGGAGCCTATGACTGGGTCTCCTTGGTACTCTTTGGCAAATACTTCAGGTTTGGTACGTTCAAGTTCGTTTAGTTGTTCAAGGGTCCACTTGGATTCCCATAGGGATTCTAGCTGCTTGGTTAAAGAGTTCTCAAAGCGGGCACGGAAGAATAGCTTGGCATACTCTGGGTATTCTTCTTTGCTGACAAGCTTGGCCATTAGGGAATCGTCATGTAGAATTGTGCCGATGGCGATGTGCTGGCAGATCTCACGATCACCGGCAGGTACTAAGGCTTCGTCGTATAAGGCTTGTAGGACAATACGGCGTTCAGGGTTACGTACCATGTCATCGTCCTCTAGGTCATCAATGAGGATAAGGTCAGGGCGATAGGCTCCGAACTTCTCACCTCGTACGCCTCCTATTTGGTCTGCACCTTTGCATAGGATGCGGATAGCATGGCCATCTGGGTGGACTAGTATGGAGTCGCCTTCCTGGTCACGCTTGACTTCTATGCCAAAGTCTTCCTGAAGCATTGGATTGTTCTTTATCTCGTCTTTGATGTTGTTAAGGGTTTCTTTGGACTTGGAATAGGTATTCTGTACAATGACAATGAATCGCTTGTTCTTGAAGACGATCTGATGTGTGACGTACAGGAAAGCTGCTATAGTGGACTTGGCAGATTCACGTGGGGCCTGTATTGCTACGTAGCGGTTGTTCATACAGGCGTTGATAATAATGCCGTGAAAGTCTGCTGAGGCCATACGGAAATGATGAGGGAAGTAGATACGGCCAAAGGCAATAGGCTCTCTCTCATATATTTCTGTGATAAGCTTAACTGGGTCTTTTATTTCAATCATCTTCCTCCGAACATACCTTTTAACGTGCCTTTGATAGTTGAGCTGAATGAACTGCCGGAAGAACGTGCTGCAAGTCCTGGTCCGCCCATGGCAGAGGCTTTAGCTCTGTTAGAGGTTGACACAACGGACTTAGCTCCGCTACGTACTTTGCTCATAGTGGACTTTTGTTTTGTTATGGACTTTTGTTTTCTTGGTGTGACCTTAGCACTTCCTGAAGTAGAAAGGCTAGAGGACATTCCTCTCTTTGCTCTCTTCTTTGCTAGTCTTGCTCTTGCTTGCTGACCTTTAATTAATCCTGCCATTTTATCCTCCAATTCTGTCACGACGGTTAATGTTTATTACTTGATCTGATTCACCTGTAAGTGAGTTTTGTCTGATACGTGTGTATGAGCCAGCTCTCTTCTTAGGTCCTTTAAACTTAGTTCTTTTATCTACGAACTTCTCAGATTTGTCTACGTATTCCATTACTTTACCTCGCCTGTCTGCCTGCCGTTGTTAGCCGCGATCTGGTGGTTCATCTTCTCCAGGTCTTTGACTATGTTGGCAAGTTTATCCAGGTCTACGTTGTTGACGTTGATCGATCTGCTATCTATGTTGGTATCGCCTTTGTTGACTTTAATATGGCCCATTAGCTCAGCAATAAACTTTAGGCACTTGAGAGCAGTGTCAAGAGATTCGGCCTTGGCCCTGTTGTATAAGTGCTCAGCCTCTATGGCAATGCCGTCTCTCCTCTTGAAGTACTCGTTGATGGAGTTGCCGATCAGGTGCTCAAAGGCCTCTTGTGCTGCAGCAGATCTGTGGAAGCGGTTGGCAACAGCGACGGCAGTTTCATGTGATACTCCATGGGATACTTTGTAGGCCTCGGCTTGATTATAGCCGTTAGTGGCGTAGGCACGTACGTACTCGTGTGCTTTGCCTATGAC